CCGACGATGACGATGAGCTTCTCGAGCAGGCCGAAGAGATGGCTGAGCGTATTCTGGAGCACTACGGCGTTCCTGGTATGAAGTGGGGGGTTCGTAAGAGTCCTAGGGAAGCAGTAAGCGAAGCTAAGTCTCGAGTTAGAAAAGAGCTAAAAGAACGAACAGACACCGAAACTCATGTTCGCGCAAAGCCAGGTCAGCTAGTTCGAGTCGTAGGTGGTAACAAGCGGGCTCCTCACGAGGATGCCGTTAAGGCTCGTACTTCTGAGCAGGTCGCCAAGCGAAGCACTCTTGATGCGCTTTCGAACAAGGATCTTCAGCACCTCGTTCAGCGGATGAATCTTGAGAAGCAGTATCGTGATATGGCGGTTAAGGAAACTCGAAAGAGTGCTGTTCAAAAGTGGGTGGAAAACCTGATTACTTCCGACAAGGGCGATAAGTATTATGAGAAGCTTGGTCCTCATGCTCTTGTTGGAAAGAAAGTTGTCCAGGGCGCACTTAATATGGTGACACAGAACAAGGCTATGCTTGGCGGAGTCGTAAGCGACAAGAAGAAGAACAAGGACAAGGAGTGACGCTATGAGTGATGGCGTCATGATTGCATATCTTCCTGTCAACAGCGAGTGGGCTCGACAGCCGCTTCCACACATGACACTGGTTTACTGCGGAACTATTGGCGATCTCAGTCCAACCGCCAAGAATCGACTTGCCAAGGATGCCATATCTGCAGGCATGATGACTGGCCCGATAGGGCTTGAGGTTACCGGTGTTGACACGTTTGGAGATTCCTTCGAGCGGGTCGACGTCATCACCCTATTTTCTACGCCTCGATTGCTCACTGCTCGTAAGATGGTTGAAAACTGGAATGCTAGTGAGCATCCGTTTAATCCGCACGCCACGATTGGACCTGAGGGTACGGCGAGTGAGGTTGTTATTCCACCGATGGTCTACTTCGATCGAATCATGGTGGGTTGGGGCGACGAACGAATGGTGTTTAATCTATCTCGATAGAGGGGAGGGTTGGCAATGAGCATGTCGGATATTAAGGAGCGAGAGACTACTCGTCATTCGATGCGAGCAAGGCGGCGCTCGGCGAGAGCCAGAAACCGCGAGCCGTATGACGATCCACGTCTGTCGAACACGGCGACACCGAAGTACTACGGCATGTTCCGCGACGCTGTTCTCCGGGGCGATATTCCGGTGAACCGAGAAGTGTCGATGGAAATGAACCGCATCGATGCGCTCATCGCCAATCCCAACCTCTATTACGATCCTCGTCCACTCGAAGGGTTCATCCTATATTGTGAGAATGAACTTACGCTCACTGATGGCACGGACCTTCGCCTCCTTCCGACCTTCAAGCTCTGGGCCGAGCAGATTTTCTGCTGGTACCACTTCGTGGAGCGAAGCGTCTACGTCCCTAGCGAGGACCATCATGGTGGCGAATACGTTACCAAGACGATTCGGAAGCGGCTCACAACTAAGCAGTTCCTTATCGTCGCTCGAGGCGCTGCAAAGTCCATGTACGCGCAGTGTCTACAGGCATATTTCCTCAATGTAGACACACAGACCACGCACCAGATCACCACGGCCCCGACGATGAAGCAAGCGGAAGAGGTGATGTCACCCTTTCGAACTGCCATCACTCGAGCTCGGGGGCCGTTATTCAAGTTCCTGACCGAAGGGTCAATGCAGAACACAACTGGCAATCGGATGATGCGGCAGAAGCTGGCCGCAACCAAGAAGGGCATCGAGAACTTCCTGACTGGGAGTCTGCTCGAAGTCCGTCCGATGTCCATCAACAAGCTTCAGGGACTTCGCCCCAAGATCTCAACGGTCGATGAATGGCTTTCCGGCGACATTCGGGAAGACGTCGTGGGGGCGATCGAACAGGGCGCATCGAAGCTTGATGACTATCTGATCATTGCTATTTCTTCCGAGGGGACAATCCGTAATGGCTCTGGTGACACGATCAAACTGGAGCTGGCGGATATTCTCAAGGGCGATTACTTCGCTCCGCATGTTTCTATCTGGCATTACAAGCTGGATGAACTTGAAGAAGTTTCCGATCCGGCAATGTGGGTCAAGGCTCAGCCAAATCTGGGCAAGACTGTCTCATACGAGACCTATCAGCTTGATGTCGAGCGAGCCGAAAAGGCACCTGCATCTCGTAACGACATCCTCGCCAAGCGTTTCGGCATCCCCATGGAAGGTTACACCTATTTCTTCACGTACGAGGACACGCTCCCGCATCGGCAGAGGAAGTTCTGGGAGCTTCCGTGCGCGCTAGGTGTTGACCTTTCCCAAGGTGACGACTTCTGTGCGTTCACATTTTTGTTCCCGCTTTCACGTGAACGATTCGGCGTAAAGACTCGCAGCTACATCACGTCGCTTACTCTTGCAAAACTACCGGGTGCTATGCGACAGAAGTACGAAGAGTTCATCAAGGAAGGCAGCCTTCACGTTCTCGAGGGCACAGTCCTCGATATGATGGAGGTTTACGACGACCTTGATGGGCATATTGAAGACTGTAAGTATGACGTTCGTTGCATGGGGTTCGACCCGTATGGCGCCAAGGAGTTTGTTGAGCGCTGGGAACGGGAGAATGGACCTTATGGTATCGAGAAGGTTATTCAGGGTGCCAAGACCGAATCGATTCCGCTCGGTGAGCTGAAGAAGCTGGCTGAGGAGAGGTTGCTCATATTCGATGAAGAACTGATGACGTTCACGATGGGTAACGCCATCACCATTGAGGACACCAACGGTAACCGCAAGCTGCTCAAGCGTCGGCAGGATGAGAAGATCGACAACGTGTCTGCGCTAATGGATGCTTATATTTCGTTCAAGGCTAACAAGGAGGCTTTTGAATGATCCCTGATCAGAAGTCTCCTGAAGCGGAGGCTTGGTTAGTTCACTTCGGTGTCATGGGTATGAAGTGGGGCGTTCGGAAAAGTCAGCCGACAAGTTCGCCCAATCTTAATTTCAAACCCGAAGGCGTCACTGTTCGAGCAGACGGCTCTATTAGCATCAAAAAGGGCGCATCGCTGCAGCGCTTGGTTCGATCGAATGGCAAGTCCGCTCCTTTGCAGGATCTTACCTATGCAAGCATGCTGGAATACGACAATGCTCGGTATGTAAAGATCATCGGTAAGAAAGGTCTATTTGGTGGAGGTCGAGATCAAATTCTCGGTCTTCAAGCTACAAGAAAGATTGAGGCTCCTTCCAAAGACGAAGCGACTCGAATCGTTTCTGAAATGATGCTCAAGAATTCAGAGTTCCGTAAGCGCAACACCATCTTATTTGGTGGTCCGATCACCGATAAGGATCTTCAGAGAATTCGGGATGATCCTGGTGGTAAGCATGCTAAATCTTTGTATGAAATGACTAACACAAAGATGACGCTGGATAAGAACATCGATCCTGATGCGCCTTTCGTACAAAGTATGCTTCGCACCGAATTGGCGAGAAGGGGTTATAACGCTCTTAGAGATGAAAACGATGCGGGAAAGCTTGCACACTCTCCTATCATCATTTTCTCTCCCGAGAAGTCGCTTAAAGTCACGTCGCTAACAGACATCACCGATGAACTGCGACGATCTAATAAAGAAACCTTGGCTGCATATAAGGCACAGGGTAAAGACTGGATCGAAAGAGAACTATACGGATCATCTTAGAGGAGGCTTGAATGATCAATGATCAGAAGCCTCGCTTGGATGAGGCTTTGATTCATGCTGGTAAGCGCGGAATGCGCTGGGGCGTTCGGCATATTCGGCCAGATGAAGCTGAACGAAAAGAACGCTTTGGACCCAGAGCTAAGAAGTATTCCAAGGCTGCTGTTAATAATTCTTTATCTACTGGATCTAATGCAGCGGTAAACACTATTCAAGCTTCTGGAAAAACATCATTGGCACAGTTAGCGCTCATGTCGGCAGTATTAACGGCGGGTAGTGTTTGGATTAAAAACCGGCAAGATTCTCTCGCACTCGACATGACGGTTGATCGTATCGATCAGGCAATCGAAGAAGCACTCGCTGAAGAATCTACTTAGAGGTAGGGGAGGAACATGTTACACGACACCAAGCCGCCTCTTGATGGGGACTTGCTTATTCACTACGGCGTTCCCGGAATGAAGTGGGGCCAGCGTCGAAATAGAGATTCTGGCGGTTCTAGCAAGATTTCTTCATCTAAGTCAAGTCAGCCGAAGTCGAAATCGTCGAATGCAAAGAAGGTCGCGTTTGGCGTAGCCGCTGTTGCTGGAGCAGTTGCCGTTGGTCTGTTGCTCGCTAAGAGCGGCAATGTAAAAATTAGTGCTGGCGGTTTGACCAATCCCAATTCTAAACTTTACAACACGATGACTGCCGGCAAGAAGGCGGCAAGCTATACGACAAAGAACAAGGCCGCTATGGCAACACCGATGAAGGCTCTTCCCGCTGGGCGTAAGCTCGCTGCCAATCCGGTTATTTCTCAGGCTATGAAGCGGTCTGCTAGTGCCACTAATGCTACTCGTGCTGCTACTAGTGCGACCAGGGCGAGCACTCGAGCTGCGAGAGTCACAAGCGCTGCAAAAAGAGCCGGATTCGATCTCGGTGATCTAAACGCAGTTCGAGATGCCATGAATGATCCCAACTTCGTCTGGGAGTTTTAAGGAGAACAGATGAGTATTTTCGAAGACTCCGTAGATCTGGGCGAAGATTTTATTGCTCACTACGGCATAGTGGGTATGAAGTGGGGAGTTCGTAAGAACAATCACCCGGGTGCTTCGAACCGAACTAACCGAGAAGCACGCAAGGATGCCGCTGAATCTGCCCGAGCCAAGATGTTCTATGGCGAAGGTGCTGGCACTCGACGAAAGCTGATCAAGGCGCAGATCGAGGCAAAGAGTAAGAAGGACCCGGCATACAAGGCCGCTTTTGATCACCATATGGCTCGACAGGATCTGGGTCGTCATGCCGAGAAGGCTCGCGGCGAACGTCGACGCAAGGACACGCGAGCTGGGGTTCGAAAGACTGGAAACGCGATCAACCGAGCGATCAACGGTCCATTCGCTGGGTCCGCAGCAATCGCTTTGGTTGCTGCTGGTGCTGCATATGCCAGGAACACAGGCATGGATACTAAGGCCGCAAACGCCGTTAAGCAAGCAGTGAGCAATCGAAACCTACGGCGAGAAGTAAACGATCTACTTCGTAATGCTCCCAATTTCGGTGGCCGAGGATAGGTGATATTTGATGCCAGGCGAACTAGTACGAAGGCCCGAAGTTGGTAGCTTAGAGCATTATGGTGTTCCTGGTATGAAATGGGGACAGCGAAAGCTCAAGGACTATCGGCATACACCTGATACTAGCGGCGTTACTCGAAGTCAGGCTCGAGGTACGGTTAAGCGACAAAAGGTCGAGACTCGTAGAAATCTCGAAGATTTCGAATCCAGCCCGACCCGCAGTAAGCAGATTCGAGAAGCTCGAGGAAATCGGCGAAAAGCTGATCGAAAGTACGAAGATATTAAGCGAGATCTCAAGGACCAGAAGAGCACCGGCGCTTTGGGACGGAACGCCGCTCGAGTCGCATTGAACAAGGCAAAGAACGAGCGATATGCGAACGCTTATAAGGCAAATTCGAAGACTGTGGGTGAACAGTTTATTCAAGATCTTATGGGTATCTCTGATTCGATCACTGGACGTTACGATGCTGGGCTAGCTAATGTACCGAGGATGAATCGATAATGTCCGAGTTGGGCAGCCTTGAGCATTATGGCGTAGTGGGCATGAGGTGGGGTCAGCGAAACAGCAAGCCGGATATTAGTGGTGTTAGCCGGAGCGATGCTCGTCAACAGATTAAAACTCAGAATCGTGAGCGTCGTCAGAATCTCAAGAAGTTCAAATCTCGCCCACGCAAAACCAAGAACAAGCTAATCAAGCAAGCTCGAGCAAACACGCTAAGTGCCGAGCGAAAGTACGAAGATATTAAGCTGGATCTCAAGGATCAGAGAAGCGCTGGTTCATTGGGGCGAAATGCTGCTCGAGTGGCGCTTAACAAAGCTAAGAATGAGCGGTACGAGAACGCCTACAAAGCAACAACCAGAACTCTGGGCGAACAGTTTGTCCAGGCGCTTTTTGAACCACGACTTTATATTACACGCACTTAACCGAAGCGGAGGTGGAACATGACTAGTTCAGGAACAAAGCCCGAGCTCGGTAGTCTAGAGCATTATGGTGTAGTGGGCATGAAGTGGGGGCAACGCAGAAAGGGCAACGCTTACGATATTCGTCGAGCTCGAAAGAGCGTAAAGAAGACAGATGAAGCCTATCGCGATGCCAAGGAAGTTGCCAAGCGAACGCATCGAGGTAATCGAGCGGCGGCTAAGGTTCTTGCGCAGGAAAAGAAGATGGAGGCATTGAAGAACCCGGATCGAGTTCTTGCTAATCGCCTTACTCGCGGCGAGAAGGCCGCTGTGCTTCTTCTGGCACCGTTCGGTATGACGACCATTGCTGTTACTTCTGCATATTCTCGACGAATCGAACAGAAGCAGGATACAGGCGCTTACGACAAGAAGTAATAGATCCACGATGACGCATATTTCAACGATAACGAGAGGGGGTGAAGAGTATTGGGCAAGATGACGGACCGTTTGATGCACGCCTGGAACGCATTTCTGAATCTGGATCAGGAACGCGTCCGTAGTCCCGATTATGGAGCTACTTACGGTGGTCGTCCAGATCGTATTCGTCTTGCGGTCAACAACGAACGCTCAATCATATCCGCAATCTACACTCGTCTCGCTATCGATGTCGCATCAGTTCCAATCAGGCATGTCCAGCTGGACGAAGCGGGCCGTTATTCGAATGATCGAGTCAGTGGCCTGAACGATTGTCTGACTGTTGAAGCAAACATCGACCAAGGCGCCACGGCGCTTCGACAAGATATTGCAATGACAATGTTTGATCGAGGTGTTGCGGCGACAGTTCCAGTTGATACCACATTGAATCCCAGGGACTCAACGGGTTACGACATCAGAACCTTGCGAGTCGGTGACATCGTTCAGTGGTATCCACAGCATGTCAAGATTTCTCTCTACAACGAGAAAGTCGGTCGTCGAGAAGAGATCATCTTAGAAAAGAAGTTCGTTGCGATCTCGGAGAATCCGCTATATTCAATTATGAATGAGCCGAACTCTACTCTGCAGCGACTTATTAGAAAGCTTAATTTGCTGGACGCCGTAGACGAACAGTCTGGGTCTGGAAAGCTCGATCTCATCATTCAGCTTCCTTATGTGATTAAGTCAGAGGGACGGAAGCAGCAGGCTGAGCAACGCCGCAAGGACATCGAGTTTCAGTTGAAGGACAGCAAGTATGGCATCGCATACACAGATGGTACTGAAAAGATCACGCAGCTGAATCGACCATCTGAGAACAATCTGTTGGCTCAGGTTCAGTACCTTCGAGAGATGTTGTACACCGAGCTTGGTCTAACAGCGGCGGTCATGGATGGAACAGCTGATGAAGCAACCATGATCAACTATCATAACCGAACTATCGGACCTGTTCTCACTTCGATTGTAGAATCTATGCGTCGAGCTTTCCTTACAAAGACTGCTCGTACACAAGGACAGTCCATCGAGTACTTCCGCGATCCCTTTAAGTTGGTGCCTGTTGCACAACTGGCTGAGATCGGGGACAAGTTCACCCGGAACGAAATTCTTTCCTCCAACGAACTTCGTCAGTTCATTGGTATCCGGCCGTCCACAGATCCAAAGGCCGATCAACTCCGGAACAGCAACATGCCACAGTCGGAGCTTGGACAAGAAACAGCAGCTCCTGAACCTATCAAGGTGACTTCGACCAGAGCGACACCTACTCCAGCGATGAACTAGGAAGGAGACAGTCAAAATGGGAGACATTGCAACTCTCAAGAAGGAAGCTGATTTCAGCGGTTGGGCGACCAAGGCTGGTCTCCGGTGCAGTGATGGTCGAACCATCATGCCCGAGGCCTTTAAGCACATGGACGGCGAGCGAGTTCCACTCGTCTGGCAGCACGCCCATGGTGAGCCGACCAATATTCTCGGTCACGCGATTCTCGAACATCGCGAGGGCGAGGGTGTTTACACCTATGCGTTCTTCAACAGCACCCCAGGTGGACAGAACGCCAAGGCGCTGGTTCAGCACAAGGACATCAACCACCTGTCTATTTTCGCCAATCGGCTGGTTGAGAAGAGCAAGCAGGTGTTCCATGGGATGATCCGGGAAGTTAGCCTGGTCCTCTCCGGAGCAAATCCCGGTGCGGTTATCGAGAACGTGGCGATTGCACACTCCGATGGCGATACGGAAATTCTGGATGATGAGGCGATTATTTACACCGACTACGAGCTTGAGGTGGATGACGACGTGGCCCACGCCGACACTGACACTGACACGGACACGGACAACGACAATGTGACGCATGCCGATGATGACGACGAAACTGTCGCCGATGTCTTCGACACGCTCAATGAAAAGCAGAAGAACGTCGTTTATTTCATGATCGGTCAGGCCCTCGAGCAGGCCTCCGCCGAACACTCGGACAAGTCCGAGCCTATTGTGCATGCTGACGACGCAACGGTTAAGGAGATTTTCGATGCCTTTACCGAGCAGCAGAAGAACGTAGTTTATTTCATGATCGGCACCGCACTCGAGGATGCCGGTATGGAACAGTCTGATGACGATGAAAACGCCCTTGCACACCAGGACCAGGAAGGTAACAACATGTCACGCAACGTCTTCGAGCAGGACGGTACCAAGGACGGCGGCAAGAACACGCTTACTCACGATGAGCTCATGACCATCGTCGAGGATGCCAAGAAGCCGGGGCAGACGCTCAAGTCGTCTTTCCTTGCTCACGCCGTTGAGTATGGTATCGAGAACATCGACTACCTGTTCCCGGAAGCCAAGACCATTGTCAACACTCCCGAGCTTATTTCTCGTCGGCAGGAGTGGGTCAACATCGTGATGCAGGGCGTTCGGAAGTCGCCGTTCGCTCGCATCAAGTCTGTGTCGGCGGACATCACTCTCGAGTCGGCTCGTGCCAAGGGTTACGTCAAGGGCAACCTCAAGAAGGACGAGTGGTTCAAGCTCGAGAGGCGAATCACCACGCCCACCACGATCTACAAGAAGCAGAAGCTCGACCGCGATGACATCGTTGACATCACAGACCTCGACGTCGTCGCTTTCCTCAAGGGCGAGATGCGACTGATGCTGGACGAGGAAATCGCTCGCGCGGTTCTCTTCGGTGACGGTCGTGAGGTCGACGACGAGGACAAGGTCGACGAGAACTGCATCCGTCCGATCGCACACGATGACGATTTCTACACGCATCGTGTCGTTCTTCCTGCGAACGTCGCTGGCGATGTTCTCGTGGAGACCATTCTCCGTTCTCGTCCGAAGTACCGTGGCTCGGGTCGTCCGACGCTCTTCCTCGTTGAGGATCTGCTGACCGACATGCTGCTCGGCAAGGACAAGATGGGTCGTCGTCTCTACAACAACGAGGCGGATCTTCAGAATGCGCTTCGTGTGGGTGCGATCGTCACGGTCGACGCTATGGAGGACCAGACCACTGATGGCGGAGACCTTCTCGCCGTTATGGTTAACCTTGCGGACTACACCGTTGGTGCGGACCGTGGCGGTAACGTGGCGATGTTCGATGACTTCGACATCGACTACAACCAGTACAAGTACCTGATCGAAACCCGCATGTCGGGTGCTCTGACTCGGTTCAAGTCGGCTCAGGCTTTCGTTCGGGCTGGTGGTACTTCGGTTACGCCCACGATCCCGACCTTCAACACTACGACTGGCGTTCTGACTGTTCCGACGGTGACTGGCGTTTCGTACTACAACGCTGACACCGACACGGAACTGACGGCTGGCGCTCAGTCGGCCATCGCGGCGGGCGCGTCTATCGAGGTTGAGGCTCGGCCTGATTCGGGTTACTACTTCCCGCACAACACCGACACTGACTGGGACTTCACTCGTAACGCCTGATAAAAATAGGAGTGAATGGTGAAGTTCTTTGGCAGGATCGGATTCGGTAAGACAGTTGATCGTGGTAACGGAAACTGGGAAGACGAAATCACGGAACGTCAACTCTTCGGAGATGTGATCAAGGACACTCGACGATTCGTTTCGGCTGATAAAGTCAACCCAGATATTACTATTTCCAATTCAATCAGCGTAGTTGCCGACAGTTATGCCATTGAAAACACTTCTGCCATTCGCTATGTGGAGTGGGCGGGGGCTTTGTACACAGTCTCAGACTTTGAGATACAAAGCCCCCGCCTTATCCTGCGGCTAGGAGGTGTTTACAACGGCCCAAGACCGGTCTGAACTGAATACTCTGCTTAAACAGCTCCTGGGTACCGACAACGTATATTTTCAGCCTCCGGCAACGGTTGCGATGCTGTACCCGGCGATTGTTTATCAGCGGGATACCACACAAACAAGGCATGCGAGTAATGTTCCATACACGTTATACAAGCGCTATCAGGTGACGGTCATCGATCGCAATCCAGATAGCGTCATTCCCGACAAGGTAGCGGGACTGCCGATGTGTTCACATGATCGTGAGTTCGTCGCTAATGGACTTAATCATGATGTCTTCACGCTTTACTTCTGAAAGGACAAGCAATGACTGCACCTGCTGCTGAAGTCGGTGTTATTTCCTGGGATCAGGTCGGCGAACGGTACTATGAGACCGGCGTTGATAAGGGCGTTCTCTACATCCCGGATAACTCTGGCGTCTATGCAATGGGCTGGGCCTGGAACGGACTGATCTCGGTTACCGAGTCTCCGTCTGGAGCCGAGTCTACCCCGCAGTACGCGGACAACATCAAGTACCTGAACCTGACGTCTGTCGAGGAGTTTGGCGGCACGATCGAGGCGTTCACGTACCCCGATGAGTTCGCATTCTGCGATGGTACTGCTGTTCCGGCTACTGGCGTCTTCCTGGGTCAGCAGGGTCGTCGGACATTCGGTCTGTCGTATCGAACCCGTAAGGGTAACGATGTCGATGGAAACGACCTGGGTTACAAGCTGCATCTGGTCTACGGATGCAAGGCTGCGCCGTCAGAGAAGGCCTACTCGACGATCAACGACACGCCTGAGGCATTGACCTTTAGCTGGGAGTTCACCACCACTCCTGTTGCTGTTACTGGTCACAAGCCGACGGCAAGTATCACGATCGACTCGACCAAGGTCGACGAGACGGATCTCGCCACGCTGGAGACTGAGCTGTACGGCGCTGTTGCGGCTGCTCCCAGCCTTCCGTTGCCGGACGAAGTTATCGCTATGTTCACTACTCCCTGATCTAGGGACATTTGAAAGGGAGGTCAAAGAATGCTCAAGATTTCGGTTCCATTGGCCGAAGGTTACGACGAAGCTACAAAGAAGTTCGTTGACACCGAGACCTATACTTTGGAGCTGGAGCACTCTTTGGCCTCCCTTTCAAAATGGGAGTCAAGAGAAGAGAAAGCTTTCCTTGGTAGAGAAGAGAAGACTAACGAACAAGTGCTTCGCTATATCAAGGACATGACTCTCACCTCTGATGTTCCCTGGGAGATTTATCTCAGGCTTTCTTCGGAGAACATTGAGCAAATCAACACCTATATCAATGCGAAACAAACAGCAACGTGGTTCAACGATCAGGCCACGCGTCCTAGTCGAGAGACTATCACGGCTGAGCTTATTTACTACTGGATGGTTTCTCTTCAGATTCCATTTGAATGTCAGTATTGGCATTTGAATCGTTTGATTACGCTTGTTCGAGTTTGCAACGAAAAGAACAAGCCGTCGAAGAAGATGAGCAAGGGCGATGCTGCGCGTCGACAGAGGGAACTGAACGCACAACGTCGAGCAAACATGGGCACTCGAGGCTGAGAGGAGGAACAACGTGACACGATTGAACTGGGACGCTGTCGGTGAACGGTTTTACGAAGCTGGTGTTGATCGAGGCGTTCTATATCTTAACGGCATTGGTTATGCTTGGCCTGGGTTGATTTCGGTTGCTGAGTCCTCTTCTGGTGGAGAAGCTAAGCCGCACTATGTCGACGGCTATAAGTATGCCAATGTTGCTGTGGCAGAAGAGTTTCAAGCAACAATCAGCGCATTTTCCAGCCCTCCAGAGTTTGCTGTCTGTGATGGACTGGGTCTTGTGCATACCGGACTCATTGCTACGCAGCAGCGGAGACGACCTTTCAGTTTCTCGTATCGGACACTGATTGGTAACGACCTTGAAGGCATTGACCATGGATACAAGATCCATCTTGTCTACAATGCGTTGGCTGCCCCGTCCAGTCGAACTAATAGCACAATCGGTGAGAGTGCTGCTCCTGGAACATTGAGCTGGGCGATTACAACACTGGCGCCTCGAGTTCTAGGTATTCGACCCACAGCGCACTTCATCATTGACAGTCGAACTACAGATCCAGCAACCTTAGTTGCGGTGGAAGATATTCTCTATGGCTCAGATGAACTTACACCGTCGATTCCAACTGTTACCGAATTGATGACTTTGTTTGGCGAGACAGTCATGGAAGGCGGATTCGCTGAGCTTTCTGAATTTGATACGATTCTTGATGGAGGTGGACCCTGATGGGGACTCGTTTTCTACAACGACGAGGCACTGCTTCCGAATGGGCCACTGTTAACCCCATCCTTGGTCCTGCTGAATTCGGAATTGAGGAAGATACCGATATTATCAAGATTGGCGACGGCGTAACTGCTTGGCTCGATCTCGATCCTGCGTTCGAAGATGCATTTCTTCCTATCGATGGAAAGGCTGCTGATTCTGACAAGCTCGACGGGTTCGATTCAAGTACATATCTGAAAGTAGCTGATGCTCCTGCTTTAATGGAAGCAGAAGCGCTTGAAGCTCGACGAATGTTAGCATATTCGCAACCGACTAGTTTTACGTTCGATCTAACAAGTGAGAACAAGCTTTTCTCAAACGGCGGCGCAAGTGCTGTAGTTTATACTGTTCCAGCTGATGCATCAGTCAATTTTCCGATTGGCGCAGTTATCGATAGCATGCTTACAGGAACGGGATCAATAACTCTTACAGCAGACGCTGGTGTTACCTTTGTGGTTAATGGTCTCAGTCTTGCGGCAGGATCGTCTTATATTGTGCCTTACCGTTATGCGACAGTCCGACTGTATAAGCGTTCAGCAAATCTATGGAACGTCTATATTCTTTCGAATGAGGATACCGGATGGGTTACAACAGGTCTTACATTTTCACCAATCACTAACTGGACCGTTAATTCATACAAGTTACGTCGAATTAGCGGTCGTGTACGTGGGGTCATTGATGTTACATATTCTGGCTCTACGTTGACCGCAGGCGCAGACGCAAACCTAGCGGATATTAACGGTTTCATCACCATGCCTTCCGGTTGGAGAATTACAAACGG